AACATTGGAGGCTTTCGCGATTTCAGTTTTCACCACATCAAGGTGTGATGGTGAAATGTCCGGATATTTACGCTGTAATGTCAACGGCACACGCACAAGTATCCCCGAAATCTCCTGTGCCACACGTTGCAGAATGAAGGTAAACAGTTCAGTTTCCAGCACTACTCCGTCTTCACGGGCATTTTTCAGTTCCTGCGCATCTGCCTGCGCTTTTGTGAGCCGGTAGCGTTCATAGTCAATGGTGCCGGGTTGTAAATCTGACTCCGCTGCCGCACGCAAATCGTCCAGTTCTTTGCGGAGCTTTTCGTTTTCGATATCAGTTTCCCTCTGCGCATACCACTGAATTGCCATGGCAGTATCAAATACAGATTCAATGCCCTTACTACCTTTGGAGGCGCAAGGGAGTCCCTGAGACTGCCAGCGTTCAATCGTCCGCGGGTCCACGTTGAAAATTTCGGCAAGCCTCTTTTTATTAACCTTCATGAAAACAACCCATTATCAAATACAAGGCCCGACATGAAAACGCCAGAAAAAGGCATTTTCGGACACTTTCATGTCGGACCTTTACGGATGNAATATTAAAAAAAACAAAAAGTTATATTCGAGAAGTACCGACACGATTTTCCCTGAAAAATTTTCATAAATAGTGAAAAACCGCGAGGTCGCCGCCCCGTAACCNGTCGGATCGCCGGAAAGGACCCACCAAAAATGATAATGATTGTCAAATACGTTTATCACACTGATATTCAGAATCACTACTGAAAGACTCCCTTTGTGGTGCGCGAGGGATGCGCATAAAAAAACCACCAGCAAATGCCAGTGGCTAAAGATATTCATTGCGAATAACCATCACAAAACAACTTAACTCGTGAGGGTAGAAATTTTACTCGAGGCCAAATTTCTTCTTTAAATAGGCCTTCGTTAACTCCAGCCCAACATCTTTGATTGTACTCAAAGGGGCATCGCTCATTGACTTTAATTTCTCAAAAACCGTAGGTTCATTTAATGCCTGGGCGAATTCTTGTCCCTGCGCAGATAGTCGCACGTCGGTACCCATATCTAGCATATGGCCACAATGGCGCATGTAGCCCAGTTTAGTTATGTCATCCGTTATTAGATCTTTATTACTGATATAACCTTGCTCAATAAGAAGTAGATAATGAAACATCCCTTCATTCGAGCAGATATCGTACCCCGCATTAGCTAAGTCTTTTGTAGATATAAAGGGAGTTTTCGCTTTCAAAAATACCTCAAGCATCCCCTTCATGTATTCTAAATTTTTAACCACAAAAACCTCCTTAGGATAATTGGAGGTCTAGAATACCGTTTGCAAGCACGTTGATAAATCATTATCACAGGCACTCAATGAATGCCTGCTGTAATTGCGTACGGTAATGAACGTAAAAAACCGCCCGAGGTATATTTAGACATTAGATGGCGCTTTGTCAGTATAGACCCGGTACGCCCTGACAAACATCCCGTTACATTCAGAGTCCGCCTTGATATACGCCAATTCGTAACCCCGATGCTTTAGCTCTTCACGAGCTCTTTTCTCTTCCTTAGCCATGAAGTTAAGATCTTTAATTTCTGAGTAGGTATATGTTCCCACTATAAAATCTCTGCCTGGCCGTCCATTTATCAGTTCCATGTGTCCTCCCAAAAAGTTGGTAGTCAGAACATACCATGCTAAGCGAGGTGAAAGCACCTTTATCAAGCCCCCCGCAGATAGACTTTGTAATGGCTACTTCTTCAGAAATGATTCGATGAACTCACGCCGGGGATGACGATAGTTCAGAATATCTTCTGGCATCCTCATAAAGCGGTTGTTGCCGTCTTTGGCAGTAACGAAACAGCAGTGAACTCCGCAGACATCCGTTTTGATCGTGTCGCCATACTCAAAAAGCAACTGCGCCATCTTCTCTTGCCATTCTTGCGGCATAGCCTCCATGAATACTCTCGGCATCACGCAGAACGACGCATGCGTCAGGCCAAACCACAATTGCAGGTCTTTACGATATTCTTCATCCATCGTCTTTACCTTTGTTGCAATAAAAAGCCCCGCGAATGCGAGGCTAAATCCTGGTGTTTGTGATGACTGGCTCTTATCTCAACGCAGCCCCTTACCGCGCGCAAGATGCTCAATATCAAGCATCAGCAATGAGATGTTAAATCTGGATTCACTCCAGAAGTGATCACCACCCTGTCTACAGAGCCAGATGTGAAGGATGATGAGTAAAATTATCGCTATCATCGAAGGCATTGCGTCCTGATGTATTCCTGAAGCGTTCTCAGTGCTGTTTGGTCGCGGATAATTCCGTCCCGGATACCGAGAACGTTTCGTCCAGCAACTGGAGAGAGTTCGACGGTGGCATCATTGCCCATGCCGGAGGCGCTGGAGGTTTCGGCTGAGGATGGCACAGGGCATTTTCCTTTGACGAGCACCCTGCCACCATTATCAAGCTTGCGACGAAGAGCATCATTTTCAGCTTTCGCATCAGCTAACTCCTTCGTGTATTTTGCATCGAGCGCAGCAACATCACGCTGACGCATCTGCATGTCAGTAATTGCCGCGTTCGCCAGCTTCAGTTCTCTGACATTTTTGTCGCGCTGGGCTTTGTAGGTAATGGCGTTATCACGGTAATGATTCAGCCCCAGACTAAGCACACCACAGGCTACCAGCAGGACAATAATCACCACACACAGAACACGGTTCATATCACCACCAACGGATTGTCCAGACCAGAACAGCAATGGCCACAATACGAATGGCAAATGCCATTGCCCGAATAAGTTCAGCACTCATCTTTTTAAAGTTCACGATTTCAGCGCAATGACCAGTTTTGCCAGCCCATACAGCATCGGAGACACAGCAATACCAACAGCCACCCACTTAATAGCAAAAGCCAGCGCTCTGCTGATGTCATCAGTCACTGTCACCCCAGCAGCCCCGACGAAGACAACATCACCCAGGCGAGGGACAGAAAAAGAGCAACCAGCATTAGTGAAAATGAAATACCGACAATCACACACAGGACCTTTGCCGGCGTTATGAGTTTGTCTGACATAGCTACCCCTTAATTGCCACAATTAACTGGGATACTACCCATAAAAAAGGGATGCTCCAGACCAGCAAAAATTTCCAGTTTGGTAATTGACTAATCATGAGTCGCAACTCCCTAATCAGTTTGCTAAAATCAATCAAGGCAGCCTCCCATAGCTTACTGCCATAAAAACAAAACCCCGCTTGCTGCCAACAAACGGGGTTTTTACTTTTATTCACTTACATTTTGCCAGTTCGCAGGATTTCGTGTTATCCGTCCGCCTTGGCCAACGTCATTTATTAGCAAAATATTCTGCTTATCTGTCGATTCCCCAGCACGCCAGCGCGCTCTCCTGGTCACGACGGGATACCTGACCGTAACAGTTATTTGAGCGAATACGGCAGTCTCTGCCACCGTCCTTAATCCACCAGCGAATCGCCTCACATGCTCCCCTGCGATCACCAGCATTAATTCGTCTGTAAAACGTCGACGGGAAACACTTACCGGGACCAATGTTGTACGGACAGAATGACGCGATCCCCGCTTTCTGGGGTTCGGTCAATGGCACTCTGATGTTTTTCTCCACCCATGCCAGCGCCTTATCACGTTCGATGGCGTTAACCTGGTCGCATTTCTCCTTCGACAACTTCATGCCCGGGACGACAGGTTTACCATCCACCAGAATGGCACCGCGACAGATGGTCCAGATACCCGCGCCATCACGGTATGCCGTGGTGTGGTTACCTTCCTTTTCATCCAGAAACTGGTCGAGAATGTCAGGCGCAGGCGCACCAGCGGCAATCAGCGCCAGAACGGCAGCCGACAGGCCGTATTTGATTTTGGTGTTCATGGATATTTATCAGGATTTATCGGCAACAGATAACGAGCCAGCTTATATACGTCCTTTAAGATAAGTCAGTCCTGGATGAAACCAGTAAGCCGGCACTTTTTTAAAGGGCGGATTATCAAAATCACGAAGAAGAGCCTCCCGCACAACTGCATCCTTGTCCGCACCACTGGCCAGCGCTTCAATCTCAGCAGC